CCGGTTCCCAGACTGGCGGTAGCATCCATATCACTCGCATAGGTGATGATGGTTCTGCCGCTAGTCTTCACTTCATTACCAACAAAACCTGTTGAATTTCTAAGAGCACCCATATTTTGAGCAGGCACGGCGCTAGAGCAATACATCTGCTGCGATGACTGACTCAAACCGACCCCACCCATCGTGGTGATGGGTCTATCACTACTCCACATCGGAAAATTACCAAACTGTGGCTGGGGATATACATACGCATTAGTATGTAAATAACGAACCACTGGCGTCACAGGAGGAATGTATCTTTCCTCAAACACCATGCAACCTATCACACCTTGGTTAGAAGTGTCAACATCAAACCCCTCTGATTTTAGAATTTCTACGTAGGTGGTATTGGCCTTGGCATCCTGTGGTCTAAACTGGAATGCAGCAGCCTTGTTGGAGTTGATCTTCCAGCCGGGAATGGTGACATAACTATAAGGTCCAACAATATATCCTGTTGACTTATCGGATGCCGTCTTGCCTTCAATAACGTCAAGACCATCGACCGAAAATACGACTTCTACTTTTCTGTGGGTTTTGTTGTAAAAATACAACTCATATTCTGTGCCTTTTCGGCCCTCGACGTAGGTGTCGGCACCATGTTCATATTCTTTTAATGGAGCATTCTTAACACGGACTTCGAACGTAAACTTAGAGCATTGCATGTGTTTCTCCTTCTGAGACTGCCTAGGAACTTACTTTCCTGCCTAGGACTTGATGCATCTCTATTTATAGGACTTCCACATGCAAAACTGCGGTTCCGGCCTCCAAAAACCCCAAAACATTTGCGACACCCTTGGAACAATCAAGGTCTCTGCCTCTAACGAACGGTCCACGATCAGTAACGGTGGCGACAACGGTCTTCCCATTTCTTAAATTTGTCAGCCTGACTCTGGTTCCTAGTTTCAGACTTCGGTGTGCGACGGTAAGCCCATTAGGATTCCAGTGGGCTCCATTGGCCGTAAATTTACCTGATTCGCTTCCATACCATGACGACAGAGTATTAAATTCCTGATGCCCCGCCTGCGCCTTCACCATCAAAAAGATAACAATGATAAAGGCGTAGAGGAACTTCAACTAATCTCTCCGGGAACCAACGAGCCATCGAAGAAGAATTCCTTCTCCATGACCCTAACAATCCCCTCTCGATCCTTAAAAATAATCATTGTGATATAATCGAAGGTACGGTCGGGGAGCAGCTTGGAGTAGATGCCCTCACCAATGATTTTATATGATTCATTCAGAACCAAATCCTTGTAATATTCACCAATATATGGTTGTCTCAAATAATGCGATTTCAAAATGTACATCCTCCCGCGACACAGGCCAATTCCTGCGTATTTGTTGTTGAGTCTTCCTTCTCGAATTCAACCAGTGACGACCAGTCAACGTTCTGAGGCATCTTCGCCACCAGACTTTCATATTCTTCTGAATTACACTCGGTGAATGGTGCCTGCTGATAGACAGTATCACCCTCTTCGGCAGGCAAGAACGAAACGCCGCTCATCCATTCAAAGTTTTTATAGACCCATGCGCCGACTTCCAACCATTCATCTTCCTTGACGGAGATGGTGACGGAAGGCTTATGCTCACAATAATCCTTCTGATAGGCCAACCAAAGTTCAAGATGTTCGATGGCCGAGATTTCCTTACGCCCGATGGAGCCGGGAGCAGACTTGATTGGAAATTTAAAACAGACGACATTCTTTGGGTCCATCACATCAGTCTCCCATGGGAAGCCAGCATCCATCATGAACTTCGTCAGAGGGTCTTTCAGATCGTTTCTCACATACCGCACATAGGTTGGTGAGTAGGATGGATGGAAGCCTGATGAGGTTCCGTTGAAGGCTGATGACGTATTATGACTAATACTTCCGTTTTCTAATTGATATGTGTGAGTATCGGCTACTTCAATATCTAATGTAAATTCTGGTTCTAACTTTTTTATTGTTGTTATTTTCATTTTAATCTTCCTTATAGATGAATTAATTTATGTATGGATTTAGAAGAAGTAAAGTAAGACACCCATAATTCGTTTGGGTGACAATTTTTACCAAGACAAAATTTCGTCATTTTCAGATAAATCTTTTGCCTTTTTCCATCCATCAACCGTTTTTAATTGGTGGTTAGCAGTCAACTTTACTATGGTGTTATCTTCCATAGTAATTTCATATACTTCGCTTAAACCATTCACATATAATTTAGTAATTTCCTTTTCTTCATTATTTTCATCATATACATACATTTTTCTGTCAGGAGTTATCCAATTACCACCATCCATTTCAAATATATCATAAGAAGTCAATTCTCCAAATATAGAGGCAATAGATTTATTTCCTTCCGTTGTTTTAATTTTTGTATCTAAAGATATACACCCTTCTGGCTTGATACAGGTGATGGCGACGGAGGCATTGATGCCGATTTCCTTGGCCACCTTCATATTTGTTCTGATGGCTTCCGCCTTCATAGAAGTTCGGAAATTTTCAAAATCAAATTGAGCATTTTCATCAAACTCATTATTCTCATAGGCCTGACCATTCGTCCAACCATTATCGAAGACGCCATTGAGAGAGACACCCAGCAAACGCTCTTCCTCACAATTACGCTGCCACTTCTTTTTCAGATATTTAAAATCTGTGAAGCAAGACTGGAAGGTGCCAAGGATCGTCGCCAACTTGATTTTATTCAGGATGGATTGCTTACTGTCATCCTCATAAATCTGGACTGATGTCAGGTTACAGAATTCATAGGGACGTAGAATGATTTCCGCGCAATTATGGACAACAATAAAATCTGCAATAAAATTATGAGTGTCTTCCACACTAAGATCATAAACATCTGTAATCGGTCCTTCTTGAATAGAAATTACATTTGCATATTGATGTAAATTGCTTTTTAAATCTTCTGGGATAGGAATAATTACCTTGGCCCCATGTCTAGAATTTTCGGGAGAAATAAATCCAATATTATTTACACATTTATCATTATATCCCACAACCCCATGATTATTTGGCTGTTCTATGCCGGTTAAACGCGCATGATCTTCATGAGACAAACATTCTAAATTATCAATATCATTATTATATGTATCTCCATCAATATGATGTACATCATATCCGACAGGAATTTTTCCATAGTAAGCCTCGAAAACTAATCTATGTTCCATCACAATTTCTTGTTTTGTTTGTGTGGTTAATTTTACACCAGAATATGCTGCCCCCCTACGATTTCTGGTAAGATGAACTACTCTATCACCAATTTTTATATTCTGTGCTTCCAGCCACCCACGACCTTCTACATAAATCTTATGGTCGGGTGTACAAATCAATTCTTTACAAGAAGAAATTGTAATTTTCAATGTATTAGCCTTTTTCTTACTAATCCAAGAAGCAGAAGAATTTCTAATACAAAGTTTACCATTTTTGTCCATAGAATAAACCATGGTTGGTTCCTTAATATCTTTAATTTTTACTCTTCCATGGATCGTTTCGACCATACTATCGGGATGAAGACATGGATTTACCCCGAATTCATGGTTGGTGTCACGTTGCGGAGCATCCTCAAAGTTGATTGAACGATATTCGTTGGCGTTGTCAATCACGCGCCTGATGGCCTTGCGGGAGACGATCCCACGTTCCCCAGAATGAGACTCGTAAAGGCTCAACCATTCCTTCATGAAGACGCCCATGTCGGGCTTCTCATTATATACAGCCGAGTTATTGGCGAGGCGACGATAAGGATTGGTCTTCCACCACGTCCCGCTCTTGGCGTCGCGCATACGGTCATCATTAAGGTCGGAGAGCGAGATAAGCGCCGAACGACGCACACCACCAACCACGACGATATCCGCCACCTTACAGGCTATATCATGTGCCTCTAGCGTGGTGAGACGACGACCAGCCGCCTTCTTGAAGGTGTTGAGTGTGAAGCGTAGAAGTTCGACCAATGGGTCCGGTCCACTAGAACGACCACCCATGGTCTTCAGACGAGCCCCGGCAGGCCGAAGCTTGCTCACGTCCCACTTGGGTATTTGACCAATCATCAACAGGCTCAAAAACTCGCGGTAGCCCTTGGACCAGCCAAGGCGAGAGTCATCAAAGATGATGGTTGTGTCTGACTCAAAAAAGGTGTCAGGCAACTCAGGAAGATGCTTGACGTTATCCGACTCGACGGAATAGCCGACGCCTGTGCCTGACATGAGGATGGCCATTTCCTCATCGAACGACTTCATGTCATCCATCGGAAGGTAGGCGCAATTATACAGGGCGACATGGTTCTTCTTCGCGGCGGGACCAGCCGTCATCAGAGCCCTCATCGAAGGCATGATATCATGGTTCAGAACGGCATTGTATAATTCGTCATAGTAAGGAGCGATATCGTAGTTATGCTTCTCCTTCAAAGACTCCCCAATGAAATCAAAGTATCTTTTTACGGTCTCTGACCAAGTCTCTCGTCTATTCTTACTATCAATGTATCGTGCATACCGGCTCGTAAAAATGAACTGTGAATATAGTGAATCCTTAAACATCTTGCTCCTTATTATTTTTATTTTTTATGAAATCTCTGTAATCGTCTTTTAAATCACCGTTGTCGTCATAACAACCATATCCATTGTTGACGTATTGATCATATGCTTCTAACACGGATACTGGTAACGGCGGTTCTTTTTCTTTTCTTGTGATTATTACTTCTTGTGTATAGAAGTTTCCATCATAATCACAAAGACATTCACCTATCACATAATGTTGAAAAACTACCTTCCAAATACTAGACTTGATTTGTTGACGTGTATACTCATTATTAGGTTCGAAGAGATGATAAGAAACAGCCGCCTTTATATCTTCAATAAAATTTAGTGGTGTTTCACTCATAACGTTTGCTCGATAATCTTACGGTACTGAATCCATGGAAAGGCCAGATTACTTCTGATATAATCATCGTCTCCACCATATCCCGTAGGGTCTTCTGTCCATGTCGCCATCTTGGCCTGATGCTCGAAAGGACTTGCATGAATTGGATTGGCGTCACGAAGCAATTCAAACCGTTGAAATTCCTTTTCCAGACTGGCGTTACCGTCGAAAGGAGCGTAAGAAACTCTGGCGCATCTGGCGACGGAAAGCTTCAGAAGTGGAATATATAATGCTTCTCCATTATGTTGATTATCATTTTCCAAAATAGAAGTATAATCATCTACAGAAATATAAGGAAGATGCCACTCCGTTGGATAAAGAACTTGGTATACGCCTTTAGTTTTTTCTTGGATGACCCGAGCGATTTCCTTGTCCATGACCTTGGCCAACTCGCGGATTTCCGGCATGGCGTCTTTATGAATACGGAGGGCGAAGTAGTTATCCCAATCGGTGGCGGTGATCAGCGTATCAATGTAGCCGAACCACTCCAGAGGACGATTGGCCCACTGTTTATGAACACCCTTGTATGACAACCACTTGGAGAAACGTTGTGTCTCCTTGGCGAAACGATTCCATTCCTTTTGAATTTCGTCCTGCTCTTCGATAGAAAACTTTTCAAAAGATTGCATTCCCGGCTGATTTTTCATGAAGTAGGGTGTATAAATTTCTTCTGCCAGTAAATTCTTTACAGGCACGGCCCGACTAGAACGAGCGTTGCGTGAAAATGCCCTATGCGTTATTACTTCAGAATGAATGATGCGTGGATAGCGGATTTGGATTGTGATAAGCGGTTTACCACATGAAGGCCAAGAAGTAAGTGTTTTACCACCTAAAGAATCGAAAGTAAGTGTTTTACCACATGAAGGCTCGGAAATAAGAATTACCTTAGCCTGAAAATCAGTCTCTTTCAAAAATAGCTCCTTGGTGTGTTGGTTATTTATCGATTTTGGGTTTATGAGAAGTTTCGCGAGATAATCTCTGCTTGGGCTCTAAGTCCTTGGAAAGTATGAGAAGAAATGACTTCTTCGACATATTTTACGGACAGACCCCCTAAAATCATCGCATTGATATCTTTTTTTTGTATGGACCGTGGCCAGATGACCACTTTATATCCCGCCTTGATGGCCTTCTCGATTTTCTTCTTGGTTTCGGGATGCCGAGGCTCATTATCATAACAAAAAACAAGGTTCTCTTTGTCGAAATTCTTCATGGATGATACCATGTCATTACCCAGCGTGGCAAGAGAATTTTCTAAAAATAGAGCATCTAATGGACCTTCTAAAACGATAGTGGTCTTGGTCTTATCCCATCGTTCTAGGCCGAAGACATGCGGCACATTCTCGTCAAGAATAATATTGATATACCGTTGACTGTTTTTTGGATCGAGGGATCGACCAGCAAAGCCGAAGAAGTCGCCACTCTCCGACAGGAAGGGGATCACCAGCCGCTCTTCGTCATGCTTCAATGCTCCCTCACTGAATTTATTAGGAATCAAATCATTTGTATATTTTCGAAAGTTGGGACACTTGAACAGCAACCCCAGACGATTCTCTGGAATCTTTCTCCCAAGCACATACTGTTTCATGGCGTCGTCGTCAGGAAGGTCTTTAATCGAGCAGAGAGAAGGCGTGACCAGCTTCGACTTGAATTCTGGTGCCTTGGTCTTATAATCCAAGACCTGTTCCTTCTTGGGTCTAAAAAGCTTCTCGCGGATATATTCCCTGAAGAGACTGGCGTCTTGATCGTTGAGAAAATCATCGAAGCTGCGGGACTTGCCACACTTATGACACTTAAAAAATGTTGTTCCGTCATGTTCGAACACGTCACCACGAGCCCTACGCGGATTGCGCTTGGAGTCTCCACAATATGGACATGAGAAATTATAGAGATTGTCGGATTTCTTTTTGAAATTTCTAAGCTGGGCCGACACGAAGCTAAGATATTTAATTACTAAATAATTCATCTACCCTCCAATGGAAGGTGGAAGATATTCCCGTTTTAGAAGTTTGTCAAGATCATTCCATGATCTGGTCGGAATGAATTTTTTGAAGGGATATGTGCGGCACCTTGTTCAAGACGAGGACATTTATGAAGTTTAGATATACACTATATTTTACCAATGAGGCCGACAACACCCACATGGCCAAAACAACATGGCTGGAATTATGAATATAATTAAAATAACCATCAATACATGTGACGACACCTAACATCATCTGACAGTAGAGACCCAACTGACCTACCTTCACCGTCCATTTTCCTATAATATTACTTTCCGAAGAAGAAAATATATCCCACTTGGCACGTTGAATAATGCAGGCAAAGGTGATTCCAATGCCTGCTGTCATCTCGATGATATTCCAAAAATCTATAGGTAAAATATAGATGAAGAATAAATTAAAGTTGTCTATGAAGTTCATCCTCTAGTCCCACCCTTTTCCTTTTCCTTTTTCCATGGAATGATACGATCAATAATTGTGGCCACAATTTCTGAAAATGTATTTGTTCTAAGATTTCTAATCATATATTGTGTGATATTCACACCGAACATAGATAAAAAGAATGAGGCGGCAATCTGCGGCATCAGCGGTTCCCATGTGTGAATAATCTGAGAGCCAAATATACCGAAGAATAATCCGATCATCACATTAATAAAGATATTAAATATAGATTGATCCTGCCCAAGGGAAACAGTCAGAAGTGATCCGCCGAGAGAGACAACCCAGATACCAACAGACGGTTCGATACCGGACCCGAGCATAACTAAGGCCCCCCCCACTATCGAAACAAAATATTTTATACCAAAAAGGTGACTCCAATCTATCATCTCATTCTCCTTCTTGGCTTACGTCTTTTTTCTTTTTCTTTTTCTGTCCCAAAAGTGGATCGAAAGTCTGAATTGGCCCCTGTGTCGATGACGAGTTTCCCATGGCGTTAGTAGGTGCCTCACCGTCTTCATTCATCTTCAGACGATGCTTGTAACGCTGGAGCAGGGAAGGCTTCTTACGCTTACCCATCAACTCGACACCCTCACCAAAAATTTTCTTTAGTTCTGATTGATCCTTCTTCTCAATCTTGTCATGGGCAAGAGAGATGAATTTACGATGTTTTTGAATAAGAGCCTGATTTGCCTTACCAGAAATGTAAGACTTCATTTGCTTTTCCAGCGTCTTGGTGATGAATTTATCCAGAGTCTTATTATCTAGTTCGTTGATTTGAGACATGACTTTTCCTTAGAATGAATGTCTCCTATTTATCCCTTGAAAATTCTCTAAGTTTGGTGATGATTACTTCATCCATCTGGATATCCGTCGTGTCAAATATTTTTCCATCAACCGAATCGACTATAACAGGGAGTATATTTAAATATACTAGGAAGGGTTTAATATATTTCATCTGATCAATCATTTTCAAAAATAACATTCTATTTAAAAATTTCGGCCCGAATACATTATTTAAAATAATGATGTGATTTAGGACTAGCCTTTCGTCTATATTCTTACTGGACTCATACCTTGTAAAAATCTTCTTAAGGTATTTGATACGCTTAAGGTCGTCTAGAAATTCCTCCGTCCCGCTACATTGTGCGTTTCGGTAGTGTGTGGCACAGAGAAGTAAATAGTTGTCGTGAGTTAAATTGTCCTTCATAACAACTATTTATAGTATTATTTAGAAGTGTCGCAGTCTACACCACAATCTTTAGACTTGGCATTAGCACGACCACTAATAAGTTTGTTAAGTTTGTCATAGAAGTCACGATCCTGATGATAATCTTCTGGCACCTGACCATTATAACCACTAATCTGACCTAGATTATTAAAATGCTTGGAAGCAAATGAGTGGGCGATGATGGCAAGATCATGTTTTGTGAGGTCTTTATCCTTTGTAGTACCAGCAGAAATGGCCTGATGACGACCAACCATTTTCTGATGATGCACTTGATTGGCGAAGATTTCTTCTCTCGCTTCACGATCCTTGGCGTGATATGCCTCGTTGATGGTATCGAAACCAAGTAATTCCGCCGCTGCCTTGTTGATGTTATTAAGTTGTGAAAGTCTCATTTAAAATCTCCTTAGAATGATGTTAGACCAACACGCTTAATGGTGTTGTTCGATGTGGCGACGTAAATATAGGTTCCATCAGACCAAATCGATCCACCGATCACATTTGCTGTTGAATTTGCAGGCGTATTATTTTGTTTCAAAACCAGATTGTTGGCCCATAGAGTAGAATTAGAAAACAGATTAGAGACCTGAATCAGAACATCTCCACCCGAGACATTGCTGACGGCAACAACCTGATCGGTTCCATCGGCGTTATTCTTAGTTTGAATCGCGCTTAGTTTGATTGAGTTATTACCGGCCATGTTTTACTCTTATACGTTAGGGAATAAATTTGTATTGGAAGCACTCTGCATCGACTTCATGGAAACCAATGTTTCTCTATTGATTCTGCCTGCACGACCACCAAGAGTAAGGGTAACAGTTGCGCCTGATCCACCAGTTGCGCCGCCTGTTGAGTTAGCCCATGTCTGTGTCACGTAGGCAGTATTTGGAAATCCAAATCCAGCAGAGTTTGTGGTGAAGGAAAGAATACCACCAGTTGCATTTGTGACAGGATGGAACGTCGCATTCGCGCAACCATTGCCAGAAATTGTCAGAACGTCGGTGTTATTATAAGAAAGACCACCGGGAGACGCGGCAAGAGACATTACTGGTCCTGTTCCTTGTCTGACAAGAACCCATCCCGGCTGAGAAAGATTAGTCGCATGGTTGGCCTGTGCAGCCTGAATCATCGTCTTTGTCACACCATAGAGACCGACGATCATTCCGTTTGTTGTCGCGGAAGGCGTGGTGTTATGATATAGTGTTGAGCCGTTGGCATGTTGACCAGCGTTTTGGCTGTTAATGAATAACTGCTTTTCTTTTGGCGCTGAAGCCGATACGTCTGAATTTCCCCAAAGTGGCATTTTGTTTTCCTTTTCTTATTATTTTTATTATTTATTGTATTAGAATTGGTGTGTCCAAGTGTCGGAAGGCCCCTCTGCCTTTAGTAGCTTCGCGGCATGAAGTTTCCACTTTGTATTATGATGATATGGTTGTGGTTCCTCACCGGCAAACTCAGATTCGGGCTTCTGTTCCTTAAATCCATGACCGGGAACCTTGGGCAACTTCTGGCCAGCAAAACGAGTCTTGGCAAACTCATTCCAGCTTTTTTCTTGATGTATAGATTTCTTGGCTGCACCACCGCCGCGCTTCTTCTTTTCACCGGGAATAGGACCAGCCTGCTCGGCTTCCTGATTCTTACGCTGACGCCATGCCCATGTCGTCGCCTGAAGCTGTTCTGGCTCTATATTGACGCCATGCTTGACACGAAGATGTTCAGCCGCCTTCAGATAATGATGTTCAATATTTTCATAGACACCCTTGTTCTTCAAGCCTGCCATACCGAAAGCATTGTCAGTAATACGGGCTCCTGATGCGACAGAGTGAGCGTGACGATCAATAACAACTCTTGGGCGTGAAGGATCGGTCTGACGACCATGTTCTAAGAGATGAGCGAAGGATTTGACTTTCTTACCTTTCAGCGCGGTATCATAATGTTCACCAGCAAACATCTTATCATCGACGGCCTTCTGCTTTTCAGATGCCATCATGCCCTGACCCTTACCACCGATCCCCTGACCCTTATCAAGAACTTGCACGGCGTCATGATAGTTTTGATAAATTCCGTTCTGTGGGGAATGGTTGGCGATAACACCGGCCACGGTGCTCATGGAATGGCCCGATCCCTTTGAAAGGAACTTGGTTAGTTTATGTGCGTCGGAATACCAGTTCTTACCGAAAGCCTTCTCTTCAGGATTTGAATCATTATAGGCGTTGACAATATTCATATGATCGACAGGATGATTCTTATGCCAGTCCCTACCTTCCTGCATTTTAGCAGCCGTATTGGGCTTCTTCTTCTTGGCTACGGAATCAGCCGCCTTTACACCAAGAGTTACCTTTGGCTTCTTTCCAGCAGCAACCTTCTTGACCTCATTAATCTCTTCAATCTCTTCCATGATTTCGTCATATTCTTCTTTATATTCCAGAAGATGATCGTAGTTTTCCTCAATCTGCTCGACCGATTCGGTTCTCTTGTTAATGACCTGAAAGGCGAGGTTCTTTAAAAAGAATCCCATCTTGGGGTTAGCCAAGGCTCCATAAGGGTCATTGACGGCAGACGATGTATCCGCCACCAATCCCTCGGAAATCTTATTGACGGCCTTGTTGACCTGTTTAGAACGATCCTGCGCCTTGTTAATGAGGGCTACCGTCAGCGCCTTCGCCTCGTTGCCCTTCTTGGTGGAGTTGACACCGGCCACGAATGATTTGTTACCGATATCATTCTTCGCCTTCTTAATGTACTTGGAAAGAATGGTCTTTGAAAGTTCGTTCAGCGGAGGATTGATTAAAATCTTGGTGCGGCGCTTCGGCATCTTTTTCTGTTGAGGATTCGGCGCTGACGCGGCGTCTTCCTCCTTCAGACCGAGAACCTTTTTATAGACAGCATTTAAATCCAAAGTACAATCTCCTAATTTTAATTATTTATTATAAGGAGATGTCAAAAAAAAATGGCCCGAGTTTCCTCGGGCCATTGTCTGAAATATTTAGGTAATAAAATACTACTCTTGAAGCAGGGTCTTTCCAAAGCCTACATTCGTGATTTCATTCAGGAGTGAATCATACCCACCAATCAGACGATTCTCATCGACAATGATCGGAACGGTATACATCGACGGAAATGCCTCATGTACCCATGAACGGCTAACATCCTTACCAATCACAAATTCTGTGAAGGGGATTTCATGGATGTTTAGAAGTTTCTTGGCCTTGTCACAAAATGGACAAGGTTCTATTCGTGTATAGACTTTGATCATGTTCAGTCCTTTTCGTTGAGAAGATATCGGTCTGATATCATCTTGAAGCTAAACTCACCATCGTTTGACTTGAAGACAAGACCCTCGGCGGGATAAGACTTACCATCTTCATTCTGGAAGACGGATTTGTCGGCAAGTTCATGAATAAAGTCAGCATTCAAAAGGTCGTTAAAGAAGATGCTAGCATAACAAATTGGAGCCAACGTTAATTCAACAGCATAACCTTTCAGCATTCCAATCAGGACGATACGTTCAAACGGAGAAAGATATCGTTTCGTGTCAATGTCATAAATGTCGAACAGATAGAAATCATGCTCCTTGATACCGTATGGATTACCCTGAATTCCGGGACCAACCAGTTCACCCTGAAGCGCGACGTTCATATTAAGGGCAAGAAGCGCCTCCTTGAGACCCAGCTTACGAGTTACCTTCCAGAAGAGATTTTCTGATCCTCCTTCCTTATGAAAATTGTTTTCGGCGTCATCAGCCAAGTTCATGTTGCGGGAGCAAACCCCAAAGTCATCATCATTCTTATAGACCGTCATAGACGACCCATCCATCTTGATGGTGACTTCGAATGGCATTGTTTTGTATTTCTCCAACTCCCATTCACGAATGTTCTGATACCGTTCCTGATCCGTCTTCGGAATGAACGAGGGGAAGTTGCCCCGCGCGATGCCCTGAAGGCTGGTAGGAATGGGCTTCTCATACTTTTGAATATGGAGAAGTTCGGTCAGGTCTTCTCCCTCTTCAAGAAAATCGGTCAACAACTGACCATCCTCATTCGTGGCGTTGATGATTTCAGGGAATTCATCCAAAGGCAGGATGAGACCCTGTGAAATCTGACCCCTCAACTTGATGCTGCGGAGACGGAAGCCATCACCCAAATTCTTGGTTGACTTGAAGCCGCTCTTTCGAAGAAATTCATAACGTTCCTCGACCGGGAGAAATGAATCAATTTCAAAATAACAAACCAATTCTCCGACAGAATAACCCTTCCGAGAGACAACCCACCACCCATCAATCCGATAGGCGACGATTCTATCGGCACCGGGAATATCTCTAATCTCGGCAATGCGACGAACTGTCGCCAACTTTCGTGTAATCTCAGTCATTTTTAGTTTCCTCTACTTGTTCACGTAATTCTAATTCCTTCCTGATCCACTTCATGAGAACAATTCCCTTCTCATAGGAAAGAAGTGTTCCATTTCCAACTTCTTCAAGAGGAATACGAATCTTAAAAAATGCCTCATTATCCGAGGCGTATGTAAATTCCCCATTTGAAAAACGAAGGAAATTGTAGTTCAATTTTACGAGTTGTGCAAGGGTCATAGAATACTCACCAGCTTCCAAACACCAGTGGAATCATGTGTACCGATTCCCAATAGGAGATGTCCCTCACGGTCCTGATAGAAGCTGTCATACCACTGATTAAGCTTATGACGAGCCGTTGTCAACAGCCTATGAAGCTTCAAAGGCTCATAAGCCATGTTATCAGGATAGAAAGTATTCAGAAGGTTCACCGAGCCGTCGTCATACTTGACAAAAATAAAATATCCTTCACCAATTTTCAACAATTTTTTATTCCTTATCAAAAAACCAGAAAATCCCAAACGGTCCACAGGTGGCACCACAAAATATACCCAGCACAACCATAGTCCGATCATGAAGCATAGCTTTAGTAGAACTAAAGTAAAAGCTGGCAATACCGCTGGTTACCCAGAGAAATGCAAGAATCCAGAACATTATATTACCTCATGGACAGTAGAAAAGAAAACAAAGCGAAACAAAAACAAAACCAGAATATCATATTACTCCTATGAGTAGTAAAACAACAATAATAATGATAAATGTCATTAGAACCTCATAATCGAAGTGATATAAAAGCGTGTTCCTTGGAAGTATCCGAAGGTCATGGCGTTGAGAAATGCGTCGTAACGGCCTACTAGATTATCATTCGTCATCATACAAACTCCCCTCGTCTTCGTTAAAATAAATGTCATCTTCGTCATCACCCTGCGTATCTATAAAGATATCTCCAAAGTGGAGGAAGCCGTTGTTGTTGAAACATTCGAAGTTCCGATCAAACTCAATCATGGTATGACCAGAAGGAACGTCGGTACCTTCCCGAAAAGGAATTATGCCTATCAAACCGGAGTCAACAGGATAGGAATTACCCATGTCGTCTTCAAATTTACCATCGCCATGGGTAGTATGAAAGACCACAACTATTGTATTAACATCCAGAAGAAATCCCATCCCCTCGTCGTCAACAAAATCATTTGATTCGATAAAGCGTAGCCAGTCGTCTTGATCCTTGTCTGAAAAGAAATATGCAGGGTCTCCTATAGTATATTTACCAGCAGGCAAATTATAAATCTGCAACGTCATAACTCCTTTGAGATGTAAGATGAAAAAATTGGTCGGCCCTCTAGGTTACGCTCCTAGTCAAGAACACCCATCTGATGCTAAAGGGTTTATAAATCCCTCCCGCGTCTAACGCCAGAGCCGGAACCTTTATTTATTATAGATTTTCTTCGATGTAATCCGCAATCCTATTGAAAGACCAGTTATGAAGATCATTCGCCTTCATGAGATACTCCTGATCATCCCAATCTAGGCCGACCTTTTTAAGATGCTCATCATCCAACTCGAAAGTATATCGATTTTTAGTTGGAATATAATGCGCCTCATCACGAGAATCACTGAAGAAATCCTTGTGAATACATTCACCCAAAACACCTAGGCAACAGTACCGTGGTCCTGCACCCTTATCCCTGCTTCTCTTCTTCAGGGCTTCACGCCCCTGCTTGTAATCACCGGAACGAAGAGCCTCCAACCACTTAGTCTTATATTCCTCAATCATTATGATCTTTATCCTTTGAATGAGAGACGATCCCCGTCTCCATGTCCCGGTTATAAGAGGTTAGAACTTCTAAGTCAATAGGAAAATTTCTATTTTTGAACTTTTTTTCGGGGCCGGTGAGCAGGAGAATATTTCTTGACCATCTTAGATTCGCAACGTTCGAACATCACTTGGCTTTTACCGAATTTCATCCTCTTTTTTTCAACTTCGTATGCCACCAACTTTATTGTCGTCGTTTTCGCCAGCATTTTTCTAACAATTGGGTTGAAAAATTTATAATATTGTCGAAGAGACTCAAACCCACAATAGTCAATACCACCACGAAAATCTACTATTCCATCCTCTCGCGGCTCAGGCATACGATGAGGGTCTTTTGGATGAAAATTCCACGACCAGAAATTATATTTTCCTTCATTCTTATAAAAAAGAGGTTCGGTTATGTTTCTAAGTGGCCTTCCAAATTTATAGTTGTAGACGCCACTTCTCGTGGCGTCATCTTCCAGCCGCCAAACGATGACTTTTTCATTTCCCATGTTACACAACCCCATAATCAGTTTTAAACTTCTAACAGAATGTCCCTTAGAAGTCAATCCTAAAACGCAATAAATATGAAAAACAAGAGGATTCATGAATGTATAAGTTTGAGCAACTTGCGAAAACGGCCAAGCTGAAAGGCTTCGACCTGAAGAAGGATGCGGAGGAAGCGCGGGAGTGGTTCCGACAGAAGGCCTATGGCACGAAGTATGTCAATCCAAAAGACTTTCAAAAAAATGCCACCGCCTTCCAGAATATCGAACAAATCAGCCCAAATTCTATCGGGAAACTGTACTTCTTCGCCTATGATCCAAAGCATAAGCTGACGCTAGAATACTATGACGTATTTCCACTTATCTTTCCAATTGAATTTTATAGTGATGGATTTCTCGGCATCAACCTCCATTACCTTCCTCCTTTCATGAGAGCGAAGTTGATGGATGCTCTTTATAAGACCATGAATAATGACAAGTATGATAAGACTTCCAAGCTGGTCATCACCTACCAGATTCTCAAGGCGGCGGGTCAGTTTAAATTATTCAAACCTTGTGTTCATCGATATCTCTTCGCCCACATCAGAAGTCCCTTCCAATATGTTCCACCCACGGCTTGGGACTACGCCATCCTGTTGCCATTAAATAGATTTAAAAAGAAGTCTGCCGAGTATGTGTGGGCTGCTAGTTTATTAAAAACTTAAGGGAACGATATGGCATTTAATATCAACGATTTCATAACAAATATACAGCAGTACGGGGTATCCAGTAGCTCTAAATTTGATGTGAATATCACCCTACCAAACATATTCAGTAATGCCAAGAATGGTGACATTCTACAGTCGGAGTTGCCCCAACTTCTGGCTTTCAGAGCCGAGAGTGTGAATCTCCCCGTCGCCGCGCTTCTTTCGAACGAAACGGCGCGTTATGGCCTTGGACCATCGGTGAAGACGCCATATAACGCCGTCTTTGGCGACATCAAGATAACCTTCATCGCGGATAAGAGTGGCACTATTTACACATTCTTTTATTCATGGATTAATTCGATTTATAACTTTTCTGAGACCAGCACCACATCAGGAACCTCGACGGGCGGCAGCACCACCAGCATCACGCTTCCTAGATATACGACGATGTATGACGACGATATTGTCGCACCTAATATCAGTATAAATATATATGACAACCTCGGAAACATCATCCAGACGGTCTTCGTGACAAGAGCGAAGCCCATCATGTTCTCGGCGTCACCCCTAATATGGGAACAGACCAACAACTTATTTAAAATAACTGTAGGATTCACCTTCAAAGAGTGGTCTTTGGCGGTTTCATAAGGAAATGAAATGATACCTAAAATTGTATATCCAATATTTTTTATTGACCAGCCTTCTACTAAAAAGAAACTAGCCTTCCGCCGATACCTCGTCAAGGAGGAAAAGATTCTCCTTCTCGCCAAGGAGAGTAAGGACATCAACGATATTCTCAGGGCTATCAAGGACGTGGTGAATGTATGCTGTCAGGAAGAAGACTTCAACGTCAACGAGATTCCACTCTTCGATCTGGAATTTATATTTCTAAGGCTTCGCGCCGCCTCGGTCAACAATATGGAAAATTTCGTAGTCAAAGATGTTGAAGATGGAAAGGAATATCCTCTTTCAATTAATTTTAATGATGTTGAGGTTCAATTCGATGAAAACGCCCCCGACAAGAATATCAAGGTGGACGATAAGACGGTTATGGTGATGCAATATCCGATGGCCTCGATCTACGACAACAAAGACTTCAAGGAACGTCTGGCAGCGGAAGGCCTGTTCGAATTAGTTGTAAATTGTGTTGATAAGGTGTTCAGTAACGACGAATATATCGAGATGTCACACTTGGAACTGCGGGATTTTATTGACAGCCTCGACGTAAAGACCTTTCATAAAATTAAGGACTTCCTACTATCAACGCCATCAATTCGCCACTCTCTGAAATATATAAACAGTAATGGCAACGAAAAAATTCTGACCTTTAACTCACTTATGGATTTTTTTTTGTATCTCTAATCCATAATACTCTAAGCGCGTATTATTCGACAAACTTTGCCCTGCGGCACCATCACGGTTATTCTCTGGAAGAAATTGAAAATGAAATACCATTTGAAAGGACTTTAACCCTTCAAATGGTTTCCAAGACTATTCAACAGGCTGATGAAGCAAATAGACTCAATCAGTCTATGTAATCACTTCTTCTTGGTGAGAATCTTCTTGATCCAAGAAGTCTTGTCTCCACCTTCACGCTCCTGACCCGTCTTGTCGTCTGGTCTTATCGAGGCATGAATTGCGTTTGACTTCTTTTCGGGCTTCTTGTCGTTGCCAATATCCTTATCTGATTCGTGGATACTGGCGTGGATACAATTTTTTGTATTGTCTGACATTTTTATTCTCCTTTTTTGTGAGTTCTTAATATATCATTCATATGTCGGTAAGTCAACATTAATCGCCTGATTAATGTCACAACATAAAAATCTGGTGCCGTCGATGACTTCATTTCGAAAACTATGCCAATGACCGAAAATCCACAATTTAGGTTGGTGAATTTCGAGCATCGCCTGAAGCGCCTTTGACGTTCGGTTTGGATAATGGTGTTTGCTCGTCTCCACCGGAAACAATTTAAAATACATGTTTTCAGGGCAGTCGTGCGTCACCATCACTTGAGGCTTCAGTTCCTCATAACGAGAAATCATCCCATAAAGTTCCTGATAGGACAGTTCCTCATCTCCCCACCATGAGACACCGGGTGTGCGATTTTGCCAGTCGATGGAGAAGGCACCACCCATCAGGAACATCCGATGCTTGGGATCGTAGGTGCCATCAGGAATCCATCGCGACGAATTGCGACACGCATGGAGCGAGTCATGATTACCACGGATGAATTTGTGATTCACGGAAATATCCTGCGGATCGGGAATCGGCACAAAACCAGCGCCAAAATCCCCCACCTGAATCGACTCATCACAATCCTGAATAAGCTGCTCCCACGCCTTGGTATCGCCGTGGATATCACCAATAAACCTAATTTTTGACATAAATAAATCCTTACTGTGGACCGTGGCCTATACCACCGTAATTTGTGAACAGTTTTTTAATTCGTTCATCGGGTGGAGACACAGGACCGGCCTCATGCTTCTCCTTTTTGATATCCTTGGCACCATCTTTATCATGAGATTTTAGTTCTGTAAAGAGTTTTTGCATGGCGTCTTGAGGTTTCTCATTAGGTTTAGAGGCATCCTTGTTGATAGCCGTCTGATTAATCTGGGCTGCGTAGTTTATAAGGTCTGGCTTTTGAATCAATGAATCTAGGTCGGTGTCTTCTGACTTGTAGAAGTTAGAATCCATCAATTTACTTCCATCATAACCGGCGTCACTTCGACCTTTCATGTTGTCCATTCTACTTCCATCATAACCGGCGTCTTTACGACCTCGCATGTTGTCCAGACTTCCATCATAAAAGGCGTCATCACGGCCTTTCATGTTGTCCATAGAATTAGGTCTTCCTCTTCCCAGCATCTTAGGATCGATTAACTTATGTTGCCATCTCTCGGCATTGGCCTTTATTTCAATAGCTTCTTTTTCGTCATCGTCTCTTGGCTGAAGACCACCCGCTCTATTCTTCATTTCCATAATTCTGTTATTATCAAACATAGAATCATTACGACCCATCATGCCTGCATCACTATCCCGAGAATTGAAACCGCCTAATCTTCCATGCATGTTAAAACGAGGATCATGATTTTCTTTCCATCTATTGGCATTGGCCTTTATTTCGGCAGCTTCTCTCTGATCGTCTGTTGGTTGAATACCCATACGGCCCATCATGCCTGCATCACCGGCCATAGGATTGGAACCACCAAATCTTCCATGCATGTCAGCATGAAGATCATGACCACGATTTCTCATCTGACCAAATCGTTTGTCACCATCAAATCCTGAGTCGTCACGGCCCATCATGCCGTTGACACCATCAGTATGTTGTTCAAGAACTTTACCTACAGAGTAGGCAATATTTTGAGCGGCAGCAACGATGGAAGGATGTGAAGCTTCGGCAGGAGTTTGATCATAATGCTCAGGGTGTTCCTGTCGATATAATGGATTTTGATTTCCATTTAATGGATTACCCTGACTATCTCTTATTGGAGAATAATTCTTGCCTGCGGATTCACCAAACCCATCCCTAGGAAGCCAATGAAGTCTTTCGTTTACTCCCATTTTTTCTCTTATATTATGAAATTGTTCAACAATACCCATTTCTCTTGCACCTGTAGCAGGATTAATTCTATATCCCGCAATAGTTCCTGCATGGTCTAAATGAGCATGGCGTGTCCCCCCTCCCCCACCAGCATATTTGTCGGATTCCGACCCATCTCTATTTAAATGTGTGGAAACAGGTGTTCCAATAGGCAAATCCTTATCGAAGGCATTTTCACCTTTTTTAAATGTCCATTGATGAACATTTGATCCGTCTTGGCCCGACCCTTTTCTGACGCCAACACTTGCCATCGCCAAAGAAACACACTCATCATCCGTTATTAATCCTTTATCACGCATGGCCTTTACGTGGTCTAAGACCTGATCCGATGTCTTTAAATCGTTCACCCCACCACCAGAACCGCCACCAGATTCGTTTCCAATACTTCCCCCGCCCTTAAATCCGGGAGTACCCATACCCTGATCATAGTAATCTTGGGCTCTCTGCATATGTTTTTCAAATGCAGGAACACCGGGACCACCTTCTCTCATTCCTTCAAAATGTGTTTCCCAAGAATGTGCCGAACCTCTGGCGGTAGATTCATTCTTTATATGAGGAATTACATGTTTATACGTTGTTTCTAATTCATGATCCATAAATCCTTCATTGGCTTCATAACTGGAAGGATTTAACTTATGTTCCTTTGACCATTCAAGAAATGCAGTTCTACGTGGTCCTGTCCACTGTGCGTATCCATATCCCGATCCAGTTCCAGAATGACCAATTTCTTGTAGAGTTTTAAAATTACCACTTTCATAACCCATCACACCAACGGGACCAGTCGCCTGTTCTCTGGTCAGACCATATTTTTCCATCAGATGCTTTGTGAGTTTATCACCAATAGCGGCACCAGCACCACCAATATGACCACCACCACCAGAACCGCCGCCCGAACCTTGTGTTATTGTGTGATCACCACCACCAGAACCGCCGCCCGAACCTTGTGTTATTGTGTGATCACCACCAAGCTTTCTTCCAAGAATATCAGCCGCGCCTTGGTTTCTCTGAGCATCGACGGTCTGGCCGAATGTTGGTTGTGTTTGATCAGGAGACACAGAATCGACGCCTCCACCGACAGGAAGGGCTACTTGGCCGGTACTTCTCGTGGCGGCAATCTGCTGTTGTGGTGTCTGTATAATATCACCACTCTGAAGCGCCTTGATCTGGCTTTCCTTCTGGGCCTTGTCCTTACTCAGATCATCAATTTCTTTTTGAATCTCTTCCTTACGTTTATCGACGGCAGGATTATGCTTTCCGCTCTTGTCCATCTCATCAAGCTTCTGAACAATCTTCATGAGTGCTTCACGCTGTATTGCAAGATTAGAGTCGTCTTCCTTCACACCGGCCTGTAATTTCTGCGACTGAAGACTATTATAATAATCCTTTAGGTCTTTTGGACTGTCATTTTCATGACCTCCACTCAAAGGAGTATGATTTTCTCCTTTGTTTCCCCAATTAAGAGCAGCAGCCAAACCTCCGCCCATCAGACCAGCAGCCAAAACTCCGCCCATCAGACCTTCACTCAAAAATCCCTTAAGACCTCCTAGAAGTTTACTTCCCCATTGAACGGCCTTGATTTCCATCCCATCCTTGGCAAGGTCTCCAAAACCCCCGCCGCCACCTGAACCTCCACCGCCACCGCCACCGCCAGAACCTCCACCACCCAAAACTAATCTTTCAAGCAGAGAGTTAGTTTTTCTGTTTTCGGTCAGCATGGAGTCAAGAAGAACACCATGGGTCACATTATGCTGATTTATTTGTTCAAAACCAAGTTCAAGCGTATTCACAACGTCTTCGTCGTCTGTACTATTACTACTTTTCTTCCTACGTTCCTGACGAACTTCATCCTTCAGTTCTTTGATTTCTTCGTCGGCCTTCTTCTTGTAGCTAGAAACCAAATCTTGCAGCGCCATGATCTGTGGAAACGCCGCATGTGTGAGATATCTGGCGCTATCGGCCAATAAAGTTCTGAAGGTACTTTCTGCTGCTTGTTCTTGTTCTTGTTCTTGTTCTTGTGCCATGGAATCCCTGAAAAAAATAAATATCTGATACTTTTAATATTTATTCAAGGACCAAAGGCCATGGAATATGATCCCGACGACTCGATTCAGTCGCAACTTTTAAAAGAAACTTGGTTCAAACAATGGCATCTCTTTGCGGCATGGTTATATCTCACCATCATAGCGTTTGATTTTTTGATAGCGCCTATCACCAACGTCGTCATTCTGGCATACTTTAAATACCCCATCATCGCATGGGCTCCGATCACACTTCAAGGTGGTGGAATATTTCACATATCCATGTTGGCTGTTATTGGCGTGGCGACATGGGGCCAGAGTCGCCAGATGGTGGAGCAGATAAGGAACATGCCGGATTATTCTAACTTTGGTGGTGGTTACGGAGGCTATGGAGGCGGTTCACAGATGGAGCAGCAACCATCCCCCAATATGCCGCTAAACCCGCCAGTGGACCCTAAAACCGTGTTACAGGCACCACACCGAGGTATACCCAAAGGATAATAAAAAGGGGAGCCGAAGCCCCCCTTTATCTTTTTCGTAGGATGATTAGGTGTCAAATTAAAAGGGGATGTCGTCCTCGACTGTATTCTTTTTCAGGCTGGAGAAAAATTCATCAGTCTGGTCAGATACAGATTCCTTCTGAATAGACGCAGAGGATTTTGGTTCCGCCGTGGCGAATGACCGAGCCGGTTCGGAAGCCGCCTGAGAAGAGGTAAGGTTCTTACCATTCCATAGGGCAGTATCAAAGCCAACAACGTCATCCAAACGCTTCTTCAGGTCGGCGTAAGGCTTGAAGTTCTTGGGTTCCAGATAGGATTTGATCGACCAAGTTTTATATTGCTCGTAAATCTTCTCTAGCTCTTCATCGGGAGCCAATGGTCCGGGAGGATCGAACGAAGAAGTATTATAGCTCCGTTGCATCCGACCGTCCTTACGCTCCGAAATAATTTCGATGCGAAAGTTGGCACCATCCCACAGGTCGAAAGGATTGATCTTCTTCTTCCCGGCAAACTTCGGGAACATTACAGCCTCAATCTTATCCATCGCCCACTTGCCGAACTTGAACTTGACAACCCGACCGTTGTTTTCAGGATGCACACTATCTTCGATGACATAGAAGTTAGCGACATAATGAATCTTGCGGGATTGGTGCGTGGCCTGCTGACGGTTAGGATGGGTCTTGGCCACCTTGTCGTCATTCGCGCCGGGAACCGAGTTCCAAAGCTTCTTATTGAATTCCATGACAGGATCGGCACCCTCGTCCAATGTGAACAGGCAGTTTTCGATATACCACTTAGAAGTGGTCTTGTCCTGAAACTCGTGGCTCCACCAACGGGCGAAATCCAGATCGTCTGGTGTGATACGGGGAAGGAAACGACCAACAGCAAACCCGTTGCCGTTCTTGTCTACACTAGGATACCATTCGTTTGGATCAGACTCAAATGTCTTCTTTTCCAGCTTGGTAACGTCTTCTTCTAGCTTCTTGAAACTCTCTTGACGATTTTTCTTTAGGTCTTTAAAACTCAACTTATTTTCTCCTGTGATGTTGTGATCTTTGTGATGATGTGATCAGGGATTATCCCT